TTCAATTTTGATACTGAAAACAAAGCCAATATGTTAAATCTCGTTCAATATATACTTATTGGTATTATACCAGTTGTATTAACACTGAAAGCAATTAAGCAGTATGTCCCAGAGGAAGATGAGGACAAAGGCAACCTTGAAATTAGTCTTGAAGTATCTTTACAGTTATTTGCCATCTTCTTTTCTATATGGTTCATTGATAGAATGATTAGGTATTTCCCAACATACGCTGGCGTATCTTACCATAAATTTAACGAACTCAACTTTGTATTACCATTATTAATCATTTTAGTAACAATGCAAACTAAACTGGGCGCCAAAATCAATATTTTATCCGAGAGAATTATGGATTTATGGAACGGTAATATGAGTTCGCAGGCAGGATACGCTAATCAGGGAGCCCACCGTGCGGGACAGCAAGGGGGAAATGCTGGTATTCACCAGAATAGTCGTGCCGACGTTCTTGATAATACTATGATTGCTCCCCCACCACAGCAAATGCCACCGCAGGCGAATATATCTATGATTGATTCCCTCCCCAATATGGTGGATTCGGGTGGCGGTGGCGGTGGTGGTGGCGAGCCAGGTTTAAGTTCGTTCCAAAACCAAGCAATACAGAATTCGTTTTTGGAGTCTATGGAGCCTATGGCTGCTAATGGTGCTTTCGGCGATGGATTTGGTTCCAGTTTCTAAATTAATATTTTTTATAATTATCAAAAATATTAATATGATTAAGTTATTTTTTTATCACTTACTGCTTGCTTTTTTTAAAAAGTCTATAATCCTCGTAAGAAACCTTTTAATTGCCTCCCTCACACCAGCATTTATCTTCATCATCATCGGCATAGGTATTAATTGGACCACAAACAATACTAAAACAATAATACTTAAAACTACAGATAGGGCAATGTTCCCTGCTTTCTTACCATCAACCTTTGTGTAATATTGCATAATTGAATCCGCGTCAGTAGGCATATCGTCAGAGTCAGACCCATTATCGTATTCGTCCATCCAATATACTATATTATCCGTAACCCCCATCTCTATTCCCGTTACAGCTGCGTATATCATCAACGTAGCAAATGATACTGATAAAATTGGAACTGTTAATACTTTCAGTTGATGACGAATATCTGCAGGTATTTGTGAAATTCTTGATAATAGTGTAAAACTTATAGAAAGAACAATAAAATATACGGGATACCAAAAGATACTATTCACAAACGGCCATACTGGTGGGTCAGGGTTTTTCGTGCCTCTTATGTAAAATGCTTTCAATATACCAAGCAAAATAACAATAGCAATTAAATCATATGTGTAAGGTATCATTCTTATAAAATTGAATAACACATGTATTTCAGTTCCCGCCCCATCGGATGCATCTTTATTACCCACTTCATCTTTTATCCCAAAAAACATAACAAAAATAGCGGCAATCATTAATAAAATTACGGCTACGGATTTTAAACCCGAATATAAGTGATATAACGGACCAGCAAGTTTACTTGCGTCTTCAAATATACTCCATAAAACAACCCCTAATATAAACAAAAAGAAGATTAGCCTTACACCATATAATCCTTTTAAAACAATCGGGTATTTTTGATCAATTTTATTAACGATTGGGTAACCACCATTAACCGCGGATTTCACAGCAATTTTAATTCCGTTTGTTAAGAAACCAGTTAGTTTTTCCTTAAGACTACCTGTTCCGCTTGTCAACTCACCCATAGCTGTGCTTTTGGCGTTCGCTTTCATATCACCCGCTGCGTCTCCCGCTGCGTTTTTCGCTGCCTCTCTCGCCATATTTCTTATACTATTAAATGACATAATCTATTATATATACATATTATTATTCTACCATATTTTCATCTAAATCTTTAATATGATTTTTGATATGATTTGTAGTGCATATTTTCTTGATTATTTTTTCATCATTAAATACTCCAGCACAAGTTTTTAAAATACGGGCAAAATAATCTTGTTTGCTTGGGTCTTCCATATAATTTGGATTATTATCTAACCATTGTTTTATTAGTCTAAAATGGCTCTTGTTTAATGTTTTTAATGCGTCTTTTATTTTTGATTTATCAGTATCTTTCTCCCACTTGTCGTCTGCTTTTATATATAGAGTATCTCTTTTAGTATCGGTACAGTGGATAGGTCTCTCGTATAAACTTAATTTTTTCATATTTTCAATAAAAACATTTGTTAATCCTGCTTCCAGTCCTTCCTTTTTGGAGAAGTCTAAATTTTCTAATGTGAGTTGGATTTGGCTGATGAAATCTTTAATATCTATGGCGTCCTTACATTTTTCATTCAAGAAAATATTGATATTGAATTTTTGGTTATTGTTGATAGTGTTATTATTGGTGGTGGTATTATTAATAACCTTTGGTATAATATCAATTAGTTTATTGGTTGTTTCATTTTGAGCGTAAAGCATCTGTTTGATGTCTTTATTTTCCTGTATCAACTTCATAATGGTTTCTTCATTAATAGAACCTATTGCTAATGTTTTCTCTTCATTTTTATTTACTTCATTTTCAATAATCTCACAAGTTTTTTTATGTTTAGATAGACTGGACTTATGTTTATATTTTTTACCACATAAACAATCAAACGATTCGGCATCTGTATCTATTGATGTATTCGGTGTAATTGATGTAATCCCGTTAGTCGTACATAGTCCTTTATGTTTAGCAGTCAATAAATGCCGATTATAATCTCCTGCCTTACCACAATTGAACTTACACGCACCACACGAGAAATTAAATAGTTTTTTTTGATGTAATGATGTAATATTTTTAGCCATCGTTAGTCTATTATTAGTCATATATTAGCCTTATATTAGTATTTTACAAATTATATTTTAATTACAACGCATAACTTACTATTTGAACTTTAATTATATATTTAAGGTTTGTTTTATGGTGTGATGTAAAATTTGATGTAATTGATGTAATTGATGTAAATGATGTAATTTAATTAGCATTTGTTAGTCTAAATATTTTATCGTATATAATAGGTATTATATAATTTATTGTATCCGCTAAAAAGGGTTGTATAATATTATATTGTAAATATGCTTATGGTTTGATGTAATTTGATGTAAAATTAGTTAGTCGTAATTAGCCATAATTAGCCATAATTAGCCTAAAGTTAGTCTCTCTTGTCTAAAAAACAAAAATATTTTATTCTTAAATTTATATATTTTAACGGTTTTTAAAACATTTTATATTTACTTTTCTAACGACTATGGTAAGAAAAGTAAATTATTAAGTTTTTGAGTTTCAAATTCCATAAGGTCTAATCCATTTCTAAAATGGACATTTATTTTATGTCCAATTCAAAAAAAAAATTACTTTATCAAATTCTCAAAATATTTCAACATATAACATAAAATATATAATGAGAGCATAATGCTGTAAAACCGAAAATCACTAATATTTCAGTATTTTTCAATATAAAATGAAGTAATATGTTTGGTGGGATAAATTCTTGTAAAATGATAAGCGGATTTACGGGATAAATCCAGAGCAACCCCTACGGGGTCGCTGCCCGAAGTTTATAAGGGTTTTTTAACGATTTATATAGAATTAATTTAGAATTATTTGATGAAGTTGAGAGATTTGAGGTTAGTGAAGTAGATTTATATATATTTTTTAATTAAATAAAAACTGATGAGAAATTTCTTATTTTTATATAATCATAAACGATTGAATGCCGATAGAAAAAGTAGAGATGGGTGATTATTCAAACACAGTTATATATATATTATGTTCTAATGACCCAGAAATTGAAGAAAAATATATAGGTCATTCAAAAGATTTTCATAGACGGAAATTAAGCCATAAGAGCGATTGTAATAATGTAAAGAGGAATGAATATAATACACCAGTATATGTATTTATTAGAGGGAATGGTGGGTTTGATAATTGGGATTTTGAAATATTAGAAAGGGCAAATTTAAAAGATATAGATGAAGCGGAAACTCTGGAGAGATATTGGATTGAAACACTTAAGCCGACGCTAAACAAAAAATTACCAGGACTAAAGCCAGAAGAAAGAAAAGAGTTTAATAGAAAACATAGTCTTATCAGGTATAACAAACTGAAACAAGACCCAGAATTTAGAAAGATAATTTATGAGCGTAATAAAAAACAGAAGGAAGACAATCCTGAAAAAGTGGCGGCAGTAGCGGAGAGTGTTAAAGAAAAAATAACGTGTGTTTGTGGTGCTATTCATAGTAGGAACGGTAAAAGCCAGCATCTTAAAACTGATAAACATAAGGAATTTGTAGAAAATAATCCTCAAGAAGTATAGGCAGATTTTAAAACATTTATATTTCTATTAGTATTCTTAATAATCCCTTATAAACTTCGGGCAGCGACCCCGAAGGGGTTGCTATGGATTTATCCCATAAATCCGCTGACCCTAAATTATATTATTAAAATATATCAATAATATAATGAATAAAATATACCAGAATATTTTTCAGTATGGATTGAATGCTAGTTATGTATTATATTTTTTAGCAATATTAGGTGCTGGTTCTATGGCACCTGAATATCTCTCTACATTAAGAGGGTTTCTTAAGATTTATATTGGTTTATTATTAGTAGGGTTATATAACCCATTAACGTATAAGGAAAGGAATTTTACTGAACAGGACAGAAATTTAGTGTTCTCTGCTGGCGTTTTTTTATTATTATCAACAACATTAGTATCAACGGTAGAAAGGTATGTGATGGAACAAAGTAATAATGCGATTATATTCGACAGGTTCGGTTTCTCACGAGTTTAGTTTGCTTTTTTTTAGTGTAATTATGTTGGTCTCCTCCAAGAAACTGTAGTATATCACGTGTAATTTTATCCGAAATCAACAAATCAATATTTTTTTCAACCTGCGTTTTACCGGTATGTCTTGGTATATCCGTAATATTTTTGTTCATATATTGAATAAATTCGTTTTCGGTTTTATTATAATTTGAAAACATGCGAGTATTGGCACGATAATATTTTTTATAAATTTCATCATAACCTAAATTATAGGTGTATGGGTGTATAAAAATATACATAACATTTTCGTGGTCCATATCGTCGTGGAATTTGTCATCTATAAAACAAATTTTAGTGTTGGGGGATAGATTAGTACAACGAAGTAAATCTTTGTGGGATTTACTATGTGATGTTCTACACGTTTCAATAATTTCTCCATTAATTTTAAATGAGCGTATCACCCGATCAAATAATTTATACTCTAGTTTAGTATTTATATATGATATAATCATATCAACCCAATCATTTGGTCCGTTATTATTTGTATAAATCATAACATAATTACATTTTCCGGAAAGTTTCTTTTTTTTTAGTGTGTTCAAAATTTTAAACAAACCTGTCCTGAAAAATCCAGGAAATAAATCAAGAAAACTAAAAAAATATGCATCATCGAGACGTTTGTCATTTAGAAATGACTTTAAATGACTCCGGAACCGATATGGTTGCGTAAAATGACCAAGGGTTTCATCGAAATCAAACGCTACTGCATAATTCTTACTTTCCATACAAGTCTGTAATTATATTAATTCAATATTATAATTACAAGTAAATTTTTAATACCGTTATATTATATTATGTTATTATCTTCACAAGATTATAAGGATATATTGAATCACTATCAGATTGAGTATGGTGATTCAAATAAAAAAACGTTGAAAAAGATGACCGAAAAAATAATAGCCGAGAAACTATGTAGATGTATAAAAGCAGTTCCAAATAAAGGAAGACCAGAATCAAGACCAATAGGCATTTGTAGATGGAGCGTTCTACAGAAGAAAAACCTCGGTATTCATAAATTTACCTGTAAAAAGAAAAAAGAGCTGAAACCGCGACACCCGACACACGGAAACAAAGAGAAATTATATAAAATTATAAATGGTAAGTTAGGATTAACCGCTAAAACAAAACTAAATAAGAAGACAAAAAAACTTACTTATTTAGATAATTAATATGCGGATTTATGGGATAAATTATTCATTTTTATATTATATAAATAAATAATAGTTATAATAAAGTTAAATATGCACCAAATGCCAATATTACAATTCCAATTAAATTATTTGGTTTTAATTTTTGTTTAAAAATTAAACTTGAAATAATTGTTAATAATGGTAAATAAATTGCAATCGCAATACCATCTAATAGTCCAAGATTAAAGTTATGTTTAATAGCATAACACCAAATATATAAACCAAATAATAAATTAATTGAAAATAATATGATATAAATATAATTAAATGAAAAATTGAAAATAATTTCTTTTGGATATAAAAATAAAAGTAATAAAAATGTTATCAAAAATGAATTTATCATTATTTTTTGATAATTATATACACCCGATAACTTTTTAACAAATAAAACATGTAATAAATAATGTAAACTTAATAAACACGGTATTAGTAAATTCATTTATATAATAATAATATTTAATATTTTAGTAATTAGATCTTTGTGTAATCTTGATATATAGCACTCATTATATATATTTCAATTAAAAACCTTTCTAAATTTTACTTATTTAGATAATTAATTGCTTTTAAAATAATCTTCTCCTGTGTAGATATTTTTTGAAATACGAGGTTCTCGTTCAAATAAATAGTTAAATGATTATTCGTAAAGGTTTTTAGACATAGTGCGACGCCCTTATCTAAAATTTTGATGTCACATAGCAGGGAGCCATTAGTTATTTTAATATCATGTATTTTTTTTAAATTAATCCATCTTATATTACTACCATAAACGAGATCCTTAATATCATCAACATACCTATAATCTTTCAATTTGGAATTGAACTGCTTTAGGTCGTCTTTTTTTAATCCTAATTTTTGTAAGATATCATTTTTGTGTTTAGAAATTTCTTGTATATTTGTATTGACAATACTTAAATTGTCCTCATTTTGTAGTGCTTCTTGTAGTAATGTAATATCCATTTTTATATGTATGTCTATATATATATAAAAAAATATATTTAATATTGTAAAGATTAATATGTTTAAACCCATAATTCAATACACAATAAGTCATCACTTATTAGTATTGTCCTCGTCATAAAATTTTAGTGTTCTCGCTGAAGAATCAGTTGCATCTACATATTTAGGCATCCAGAAATACGGAATTAGATCGTCAGTTCCGAGATAAAACTGGTTGTAAATACTGCGATAATAGGCTTGCTCATATGTAGTTGGTGTAGTAATAGAATACGGACGACGTGAATACTTGGACATGATACTGATTAACTCACCTTCCAGATTAATATTATCTGGCTCATTAAACATCTCGGCAATATTATCCCTGATAATTTCAAACCACGATTTGGTTAGACTACTTACACCATCACTAAACGCTTCTTTGGTTCTCCATAAAATTTCAGTAGGCAGTAGTTCGTATGCGAGAGTATGAATGGTATTCCTGAGTAAATATTTTTCACACTTGTCTTTTGTTGTGTTATAGCGGAGGTCTCTGTCGATGGTTAAATAGAATTCAACCCAAGATTTATCCAGAAATGGAGTTCGTGGTTCAAGACCGTGCGAAGCAATACAGCGGTCACTCCTCAACACATCATACATATGAATATCTTGAAGAAGACGCTTACACTCCCTATCAAATTCATAAGCATTCGGTGCTTTTTTGAAATACAAATATCCTCCCATTAATTCGTCCGCACCATCACCATTAAAGATGACTTTGCAGTCAGTATTTTCCACAATATACTTACCGAGTAAATAATTACCCACGCTGGCTCTAATAGTAGTAGTATCATAAGATTCAATCGTCTTAATAACTTCTGGAATAGCATCAAAGAATTCCTTCTCGGACACAATTATTTCGTGGTGCTTAGTTCCCAGATGTTTTGCGACAATAGCAGCATATTTAAGGTCTTCAGACCCAGGCAATCCAATACTAAATGTTTCAAGTGGTAGTTCAAAATGATAATATTTATTAACAAGTGCGGCGATAAGGCTTGAATCTAATCCACCAGATAAGAGACACCCGACAGGTCGTTCAGTTGTTCCCGAAACCCGTTTAATAACCGCATCCTGAATATGATCCAGAAGTTCCATTTGTAGCACAACAGATGCATCGGATGTATATTTAATATTGGAGCAAGGGAATGAAGTGTATTTCTTAAAATGGGATTCGTTCCATAGACAGTTATCCAGTTTGTCTAAAATCATAAAATTACCTGGTTCAAAATGACGGATGGTGTTTTTAATGATTGGTAGGTCATATAGAACCTTTAATTCGCTCGCAAATCCTACTGCAAAGTCATCTATATAATAGTATAGTGGGCGGACGCCATATGGGTCTCTTGCTGCGATAAGTTTATTTTCGTTTTTATCATAGATGATAATAGC